CATGGACCCCCCCGCAGGGGAAGGAACTACAGGAGTGACCGTGCCCTGAGTATCGGACGCCACCGGCAGCAAGCGCCGGTACTCCACCATCGCCGACAGCTTGGACGGACGGAAAAACCGTGCGTCAACCTCGTCACCGGGGGCGTAGTTGATGAACACGTACTCCCCGGTCTCGTCGAGCACCGGTAGGTCACCGTCCATCTTCTGAACCTGGATCGGCGACAGCGCCACATACTTCAGTTCGATCGTTGCCATCCCTGATTCCTTTCTACGCAACCGCTCCGTGGAAGTAAGCACCGAGATCCGTACCGACGATCTTCGTGGTGAACGCGAGCTCACCCTCGATCCGGACAGTACCGATCCCCATCCACGGCATCGGGATCTGGCTGATCCGGGAACCGAACGCGCCGGCGCCCAGAAGCGCAGTCCACGTGAAGATGTACACGGACGACGGAACCATGATCCCCGGCTGCGGCTCCGCGTACAGAAGCAGAGCGTCCTTCTCAGGAGCGATGAACGCGAAGCTGTCCGTCGCACCCTCAAGGGCGGTGTTCTCGATCGCCGCAGCGACGATCACCTGGAAGTCGTTCACACCCGGAGGGGCGATCAGAGAAGCGAGCAGCTCCGTCGTGACCACACCACGCTGGGTGTACTTGATGCGCTGAACGAGCTCATCGAGGTTCTTCAGGACCTGCCAGACCTTCGCGCCAAGCACGAGCCGGTTCGGGAAACGCCCGGTCGTCTTCTTGATCGCCCAGATCTGAGCCTCGATGTCCTCCAGCGGTGTTCCGTTCGCCGCAGACCACAGCGGGGACGGAACGATGTCTCCGCCCGTTGTGGAGCCAGTCCACGTCGAGGTCGCCATGACGGCGGTCACGACCTGGATCTCGCGGGAAAGCAGCAGACGGTGCGTGATCCACAGGGTTGCGTCACGGTCCGCGTTCAGCGGGTCGTCCGTGTTCGCACGGATCTGCGGGTCCACCATCTTGTGCAGTGCGTACACCGGGCACTGGTAGCTGTCCGTGGTCACGTTGTAACCGGAACCAACAGACTCAGTACCAGGCGCGCGCTGCGCCGCCTCATCGCGGAACCAGTCGCCCTTCGTGTACCGGAAGTACAGATCCGACTGCTTCTGCACGGGCACAACAGGGGCGATCTTGTCAGCGATGTAGTCGTTCGAGTCCTGCATGTACGCGGTGCTGATGTTCGTCAGCGGCCGGTTTACATGGACTTGGGTAAGAGTTGGCTGAGGCATTCGTCATCCCCCTTTCGTGCCTATGTAGACAGCCCGGACGGGCTGAAGATGATTGAGGAAGTGTCGCCGGTTACGCCCGCGAGAATGGCGAAACCGAGAACCTGGCTGCCGGTGCCGAACCCGGTTGAGTTCGCGGCAACCGTGTACTTCACGGCCTGGCCGGTGCTGTTCGAGGAAATCGGATCACCGATCGCGAACGAACCGCCGGCGATGACCTTGCTGATGCCTCCGTACCGGACCTGAGACCGGACAGGAGTGGCAGCCGTACCGTTCGGAGTGTCCTGCAGAACGCCTACCGCGCGGGGACCCGTCACGCCGCTGCCGGCAGTGGCCAGGAACCCGGACGAAGTCACCCGAACGAAGTAGAACTGGTTGCTCGACAGATCCGTGTTCGCGAGGAACGTGGTGTCGAGGCCGACATTGGTTTCGACTGCCATTTAGCTCGCCCCCCCGAAACCCGTCATCGCCGCGGCGGAAGCCAGGTAGTCACGCTCGTAGCGGGTGTACAGCTCCTTGCCCTCCGCTGTCTTCAGCACCCGAGCGATCGCCTGCTCCTCCGTGAGCTCACCGGACTTCTCGACAAGGGTCTTGGCGAGCGCCTCGATCTGAGACCACGGGTCGCTCTTCGCGACCATCGAAGTCTCATCCTCCAGCGCGCGAGCCCCGAGCTCCTTGAACAGATCCCCGGTCTGGACGCGAGCCTGAGCAGAAGTGAGAACCTGCTCCAACTCAGCGAAACGATCAGCGTCCATCGTCTCCGCAGCATTCTTGAGCACTAGCCCGAGCTTGTCAGCGGGGGCGAGCGTGTCCAACTTCTCCGCCTTCGCGATGTAATCGCGCTGCCGGAGCTCATCCTGAGACTTGAGAAGCTGCTCACGCGTCTCACCAAGACTCTTCTCGATCTGATCGGCCTTCTCAGCCTTCTCGATCATCGTCTTGAAAAACGAATGGCTCTCCTCGGGGACATCGGAGTAGTCCCATGTCCCGTCCTCTTTCTGAACTGGCACTCGGAACTCCACCGTGCCTCCTTCGTCGTCGTCGTGATCATCGGACTTGCTAACAGCCTTCTTCTTGCGGGACATCCAAGGTCTCTTCTTCTTGTCGTCCTCGTCGTCGTCAGGCTCCTCGGTGTCACCGTCAGAGTCAGCGGCAACTTTCGCTCCGCTACCGCGACCCTCCAAGGAACTCCCGCTCGCGCCACCAGACAACTCGCCATCAGTGGCGGAAGCACTCAGTGACTCGTCCCCGCTCGCACTACCAGACAGCTCTCCTGGGCTCGCAACCTTCGTCGAGTTAAGTGGGTTGTTCTGAACGGGGTACATCTCACGCCCGAGCTTCTCGATCAGCTCCGGCGAAAACTCACCCTCGATTCCCTTGAGAAGACGGACAGCGGTGACGAAAGCTTTCTCTACGGTCTCGTCAACGACGCCGTCCTTACGGAGCTCGTCCAGCATCGCGCCTTCGCGCTCCCAGGGGACATCGAGAATGTCAGACAGCTCTGAGTCCACGTCTTGGTCCCCTTTCAGCAGCAGAAAACGCCGCCGGTTAGCGGCACGCCTCACGAGGGATACCTCGTCCCCGTCAACATCCGTTAGATTCGAGATCCTCACCTTCGAGGATGCTCTATCGGCTTATAGACGAGTTATTCGTTTGAAGCGACGTTACCGCCGCTCGTAAACCAGTCGGACGCCTGAGGGTTCGCGATAAAGCTGCGCTCAAGAACGTCCGGTGGTACGTGCATAGACCGACGGATACCCGAGCCACCGATCGAGAACCCCGTGTACTTGCCGGCAAGAACGTCCTGCCACACGTCATGGTCCTCAACGTGGACGCACATCACCCACGTCCCTTTCTTCACCATCTCTTTCCCGTCCAGGGTGAAATCCACCGGTGCGATATAGGACTCCACCGGAACCACCCCGGGCTTGTCGCGGAAGAAACTCTTCGCCTGATGCTGCAGCTTCGTCACCGTTGCTTTCCCGCGAGCAACCTTCTTCAGATAACCGTGTGCGGCTTTCTCCACCTGGTCGGGAAGCATGAAATCGTCCTGACTGTCGAGAGCGTTCGGTTCGAGCACAACCCCGTAGACGAGCTGCTTGTACCCGTCAGCTTTATGAACACGGAGCTTCACGTTCGCGTTCATATACGCGACAGACAGGTCCTTCAACGGCTTGTTGCGATGCACCGACTGCAGCGTTGGTCCCATGCTGCCAACCGGAACTTCGCTCGTAGCAGCGGGTGTCATCGCGGCGAGAGTCCCCGCTGACGGCATCTCCGAGGAGCCCATCGGTGAGTCGCCCGCCGGCGGAGCACCAGCACCAGGAGCAAAGTCCTTGACGAGGCGTCCGCCGGCAAGGGCCTCCAACTCTTTCCACGAATGAGCTGCGTCAGTGTAAGCACCCGCGACGTTCGGGTTCAGCCAGCGGTAATCGCCGTCAGCGTCCTGCGCGAAATCAGCAGCCTGGACTTTCAGGATGTCGCCCTTCTTCGCTTTCATCCTGCTGCTGTTCGTGCGACCCACGTAGTGACCGTCACGGGTGACCATCCGGTACACGTTCCCTCCGTCTGGGTGGCGCAACACACCGTTCACGCGCAAATGCAGTATGGCGGCGTGCGCCTGTCCTTTCGTGACGACCTCCTTCACGCTCATCTTCTTGCCGGCGTCGATCTTGAACACCGTCGCCGGATCGATCTTGTCAGCCTCGATCGCAGACGTGTCGATCTTCGAACGCGGGCCCTTCCCGCCGATCCATCCTTGGGCGAGCTCGACGTTGCGCGAGTGAGTGACGAGCGCGATCGTTTTCCCGCCATCGGCCTGCTTGAGTAGTTTCTCCAACGCCGGCACGAACCTGCCCTTGTACTCGTTGAAGGACTCACCACCATCAACGGGCTCATCGGCTTTCGTGGTCATGTACGGCGTCAGCTTCGGGATCACGTCAGCGGACGAATGCCCGGCGAACGAACCAAGATTCCACGGCCGGTAGCTGCGATCAGCTTTCACGGAGGCACCGCACTCACGCGCAGCTATGTCCGCTGTCTGCTTCGCGCGCTTCAAATCGGACGCGTAGATCTCCTCCACCCCAGCGTCCTTGAAGAACTTGCCGAGCTTCTTCGCCTGCACCTTGCCGGTGTTGTCGAGCGGAATATCTCTCCACCCTTGCACCACATCATGTGGCTGCCCCGGGCGGTTGTACCGCGTTTTCGCGTGCGAGACCATGTACAGGGAACCGTTCGCTTTCTGCACCTTGTCCCAGGCGCGTGAATCATGGAGCTCCCAACGCACAGCACGGGAGCGCTTCATGTGATCCGGGTCCCACCAGGCGGCAACCTCAACCCCGTCACCGTCAGGATCGTCGGGGTTCATCACCTTGCGCTCGCCGTTGATCTTCACATTCGCCTCGGAAGGGACCTCGTGCACGAAACCCTGGTAGATGCCTGACTGCCATTGCCCCACGTGCCGTCCTCGCGGCAGGCGGACGCCCATTTCCTCCTGCCACTCGCGCTTCGCGCCCACATAGGGATGTTCGCCATCGTTCAGGCACCCACCGGGAAACTCCCAGCAACCAGCCGCCGGGTCCTTCGCGTTGTTGCTCGCGCGCTGAATCATCAGGACTCTGCCTGTGTCCGCAGCACGAACAGCCATACCAGCGGCCGTTACGCCAGCCTTCCAAATGAACCCCTCCGGGTCCGGTTCCAAGGCTCCGAGAAGATCCCTCAGCCCCTCGGGTGTGTCGGGCGGGGCCGGTGCCGGCGCGGTGTACATCGGCGCGATTGCCGGATCCTCCTTCGTGACTATTCCCTCCCAGGCGTCGCACGTGTCATCAGCACCCACGGGAGTGTCGTCAAACATCGTGCAAACACCATGGTGGAACCAGTCACATGTTCCGCACGACACGTCACTAAACTCCGCTTCGCGCAAGTTCGCCCACCCGGGGATCTCCTTCTCGACGTGCTCTGGCAGCTTCCCCTCGTTGTCGAAGTGGTGCTCCTTAACCCAGTCATGCCCGAAACGGGCGTTCAGAAAGGCGCGCTGAGCTTGACTACGTGCGGGCACTCGCGGGTCTCTTCGCCAACGCCTCGGCGATTCGGTCGGCTAGCTCATCGAGACTCACCCATTCCGGAATCAAATCCTCGTTGAGGACGAGCATGTCTCCGGGCTGAGCGTCGAGCGCGTAGACCATGTCTCCTAGTGTCACCACTCTTGGGCTTGCAGGCATCGTTTCCTCCGTAACTTGTTACGCGTGTTCGCCTTTGGATCCGGATGCTTCGGCGTCTGACGCCGACTGACCGGTCCCAGAGAGGGAACGCGGACTGAAATCGTGGCCCTTCGTGACCTTCGGCATGCCTGCCTGCTCGTTCATCCACGGGAGAGCGGTCTCCCAGTCGATCGGGGCGCCCGCGCGACCGATCCGGTTGATGAAGTTACCGAGGGTGTCGAGGTCAATCGTCTCCGGGTTGCCGTGGCAGAGCTTCGGCATCTCGTCCTTGCGACCGTTCAGCTCCCACAGTTTCGGGATCACCTGGGTGTTGAACCCCTCACTCATGATGTCGAGGAACGCGCCGATTCCTACCGTCAGCAGATCTTTCTTCGTGATCGCGAGCGCGTAGGAACCAACCTTGTCCTGCCCCATCATCACCACGTCGGAGAGAACGCTCATCGCCATCCGTGTCTCGTACCTGGTGATCACCTGGGTGGTGTCGAACTGTCTTGAACCGGCGGAAGCCATCAGGGTGAGCTCCCACCCGAACGGCAGGATCACTCCTTCCTGCTCGTCGCGGCGGATCGAAGAAACCACGTTCTTGGCCTGCTGGAACATTGCGGCCATCGCCGGGTCGTTCAGATCCCAGATGTCCACGCCCTCCGGCGGGATGAGAACAGGCAGGCCGGCCAGGTCGCGCTCGATCCCGATCGCCTCGATCTGCTGAATGTTCTTCACGAACCACCAGGAGCGGTACGCGTTGCGCAGGACGCTACGCCCCTCCGGGTTATCCTTGAAGATCGTGGTGCGCAAATGCAGCGCTTTTTCACGTGGAATGAACCGGAGCAGATAGTCGGGCGGGGGGTTCTGGATCATCCCGAGAATGTCACCGGTCTCATCGAACACCCATTTCCACAGTGAGTCCTGCGCCCTCAGGGCGATCTTCGCGAGCCCGATCTGCCCGTCGGTGAACTTGCTGTTCTGCGCTGGGTTCCGCGAAGTACCCTCGCGGCGCTTGTAGCAGAGCTCGTTGTAGCTGTACCCGTACGGGAGGAACGACATCAGTTCGCTGATCGTGTCGGGCCACGAGAACTGCATGTCGTTGATGACCTCGTTCATCCACTTCGAGCCCGGCGTGTCCTGCTCCTCGAACCACCAGGTGACGCGCCGCATAAGCATCTGAATCGCGTACAGGATCGCCCCGATGATCGGGTCCTGATCCGACATTTCGCGGTAAACCTCGGCTGCGCGACGCCCCTGCTGGAGCTGCTGCAGCCACTCCTCGAAAACAAAGCCGCCCCAGTGGCGGAGACCGGAGCGGCCGTACTCCTCAAAGATGTTGGCGCCGTACCCCATCGTCTGCGCCGAGGCGGCTTTCGTCAGGACGATAGGGTCGCGAGGGCCGAAATCCCCCCGGAAAACCTTGATCGCGGGGACCCCGCCGTTCTGTTCGGCGATCAGCATGATCCCCGGAGGCTATCGGCAGCGGTGATGGCGTCTCATTTCATCGACGAGAATGCCTTTGTTTCGCTCCGCCCGCAGGAGCATGCTGTCGGCTTTCGTGGTGTAGTTGAGGAGGGTCTCGTTCACGCACGCGAACCGCGCTTTCCGACGGGTCAGGTCGATCCACATGTCCCAGTCCTCGTACCCGCCGCTGATACCGGGCCAGCCGGCCATCGCTGGGTGGTACCCGCCGATCTCACGGAGAAGCTCGGTCCGCATCAAAGCACAGTAGAAGTACCTGTTCATCGTCCACAGGAGTTTCTCCGTCACATTCGCGAGAGGCATGTCGTAGCCCGGCATGTAGTCGCGGTTCCGTGGGGCATCCCCATGCTCCTGCAGTCCGACCAGGACAACGTCAGCACCCGCCTTGATCACCGGTAGGGTGAGCTCGATGTAGCGCGAGTCGATCCAGTCGTCGGAGTCGAGCGGGAGGAAGAACTCCCCTTTCGCGAGCATCAGAGCGGTGTTCCGCGCTGCCGGCAAACCCCTGTTGGTGATCTTGGTCGTGCGGATTAGAGGGGAGTACTCCGTCATGAGCACCGGGATATGGGGCTGCTCCGAACCGTCGTCGACGATGATGATCTCGCGCGGTTTAACGGTCTGGTCGAGCGCGGACTGGACCGCTCTCTCGATGGTCTCCTGCGACTCGTTGAAGTACGGGATGCACACCGTGACGCCGTGCGCTCTCGCTTCATCCCGCTCCACGATGTGCTTGTACATCTCGCCGGTGACGAGAGGCTGGGTGGTGCTCATCCCCACCCCAGGCTCGAGAAATCATCGTGGTAGATCATGTTCGTCCAGTCTCGCTGCTTCTCCCAGACCTCCCTGCGCCCCTCCGGGATCGCTCTGTACATCTCACCGATCGACCTATTCGGGTCGGCCTGGGTGCCGGCACCATGCTGGTGAGCCCAGGAGAGCATGAAGCTGTTGTTGCAGAAATCGTTGTTCTGGTCCCTGGGCTGCGCGTTCAGAAACTCGAAGGCTTCCGTGGGATTCACCTGGAATCTCCGCCAGTAGTCAGCGATCCAGTTGCGCCCCCATGATCCTGCCGCCTCACGGTTGTTGATGTACACGTAGTTCTCCCTGGTTGGATGCCAGAAATCGATGTACCAGTCGAGGTGCATCGCGTCGCACGGAGGACCGACCCTGGCGGTGTTCATGCGCAACCGGTTGAACACCCTTTCCCTCCGGAACAAATGGAAGGTCGTGTCGATCTGCCAGCACGAGTAGGGGATCTCACCCCACCACGACATCGTGTCCTTGTAGAGCAACCTCGATTCGAGAGCGCACACGCGGCTGCGGAGCGGGTACCCGTGCGACAGGCCAGCGTCGACGCTGGTGTGCGGTCCGACCGCGAGCTCTGTTTCTTGCGCGATCTCCACGTACACCCGAAACGAGTCAGGGTTCGATTTCTCGAAGCAGATGTCGGCGTCCGTAACCGCGTACCAGTCGCCGCTAGTGGAACGTGAGTTCTTCGCGAAAGCCTCGTTGAAATGAGCGGTGAGTTCGTCGTAGTCGCTGATCTTCGGGAAGCGCTCCACGATCAGGACCTCCGGGTAGCTGTCGACCTCGTCGAGCGCGTTCAGCGCCTGAGGGTCGTCGCTGCCGTTGTCGATCACGATTACCTCGTAAGGGTGCGTCTGCTCCCTGAAAGAGAGAATGGTCCTGGTGAGAGTCTCGATCCGGTTGTAGGTGGAGAGGAAGATCGTGATCACAGGGCCGCGATCATTTCTGCGGTCAGCCTGTCGCGCTCCTCCGGATCCGGGACCTGCATCCAATGAGATCCGTTCGTGAGATGGAGCCAGTCACCGATGATCTCAACCCCGGATGACTGCAGGCCGTAGTCGTCTGGCTCGCGGATAAACCTGTAGCCGTGCTCCATCGGCCACATGTTCTCCCACACCTCGTGTTCGAACAACGGCCAGTTCGCTGAGCCACAGTCCCCGTCGTCTCGTTTGTCTATCCCCCTGATCCCGTCGAAGTTCGGGCGACGACCATCAAGCCAGGAGCGGCTGAAGAAACAGAACCCGGGCCATAGGTAGAGAGCTCCGGTGGGAGCGTGACGCTGCCCGATCCCGTAGAACCCTGTTTTCTCGATCTTCTCGATCAGGGTTGTCTCCTGTCGAGGGAAAATGTCGTGGTCGAGGAACCCGAAGAACTCGGCATCGGTGCTGTCGAGCGCGTGTTCACACGCGAAATCGAGAGCTTCGCTGTGGAGGTGATCCTCGGAAGGTGAGCGCATGTACCCCATCTGGCTCCCCTGGCAGATCAGCTCCATTTCTGGGACCGCCTCCGGTGTGTTGTCGATGACGGTGACCCCAGCGCTGTCACGCAGGTTCTTCCTGATCAGCCTGATCTGATGCCTAAGCAGGTCGGGGCGTCCGAACGCGACTATGTAGAGGTCGATTGAGGCCACAACCTCACCAGTCCGTGTTCGCTCGGGGCTTCACGCATGTCGTAGCCTCCGCAATGCTTCAGGTAGTTGCGTACCGCAGTGCTCGCCTCGCTGATCCCGGCGCCAGCATCATGGATGAGGATGACAGCATGCTTGCGGCGCTCGCGGAGAGCAACCAGGTTGTCGTAGGTGTCCTGGTAGACGTGGTGGTCGTCGATCAGGATGAGTGGACGTTCTTTGCCGTGAGTGAGCGCCATCGTGATCGTAAGCCCGTTCCCGTGGTGGAGAGTGATATCGAGGCCCTCAAGCAGGGGCGGTGTCCCCTGGTCAGCGTTCTCGATCGAATGCACCGGGCATGGGCTCAATGTGGACGCCTCGTAGAGGAGCCGGGCACTGTTACCTGCGTTTGTCCCCCACTCGCAAATGATGTCGGGTCGCAACCTAACGACGGTGTCGCAGACAAGCTGGACGTGGTCGTGCGGGAACCCGTTCAGGCGGAGCTCGTCGATCCTGTCGATCGCCTGATTAGCGGTCTCCACGCTGCTCCTTGGTTTTGTCAAGCGCAACTAGCCGGCGCTCATATTTCTTCTCCCACTGGGTGAGATACCACGTGTCGTCGTCCGGGTAGCAGTAGCTGGGATCGAGCACGACTTCGGGCAGGTTGTGCGCGAAGCAGGCGTTCAGTGCGGACTCGTCATGCCACACCGGTGTGCGCCCTCTCTTGACGTCGTGGTCGATGAACTTCGCGATTAGCGTGGAGAGGGACCGCATCGCAAGCGAACACCCGCCAACGAAACCACCGCAGAAGTAGCGTTCGCCTTTCGCAACCCGAGTCCACATTCCTTCCCTGGTCTCATAGGGAAAGTCGGTGCGATTGACGTAACCGGGATGAAGAGTCGCGGTGCAACCATGCTTGGGGAGAATCTCGGGCCCGACTTCAGCTTCGAACAGCATGTCGGCGTCGCTGAGAAACACGTAGTCGGTTTCCGGGTAGTTCTTGATCAGATGGTGATGTCGGTACATGGTCGCCGCCGGCCAACCAGGACTCCCGTACAACATCAGGAGCTCGACTGTTTCCGTGGGGTGGAAGAACTTCTCGGCTGAACTGAAAAGACTCTCGGCGAAATTCTCGTACGCGGAGCCACTGACGACACACACGAGGGTCGTTGTCTCAGCCATCCCTTCCCTCCGCGAGCGCGAACTCGATCGTGTTCAGCGACTCCCTGTAGGTGAACTCCGCCGTGATTTTCTGCTGAGCCCTGACACGGTCGAGGAAATCGTTGTGACGGACTGACAGAGCCTGGGAGAGCATCTCTGACACGTCGGTGGTGGCGCTCGGATCATCGAACAACGCGTTGACGACCTTGCTGTTTGAGAACACGAGCGTCCCGTAAGCAGAGTTCTTGAACGCCCGGCAGGGGATGTAGTCGTGGTCGCACTGCCACTGACCGACCACGGTTGGGGCGAGTCTCGCCCCACGGATCGCGTCGATCATTTCCCGCTCGCTGATCTGAGTGAGATGCTTGAACGTGAGCCCATTCTCCTTGCACGCAGCACGGAGCTCCCTGATCGCGTCCTCGTTCCCCATCTCGACCCCGCTGTGCTGGTCCGACCAGATGGCCCCGACGAACACAACCTCGCGACTCATCGAGCTGAACGTTGGGTCTTCGAACTCCTCGGCGAGAAGATCAACACCCCAGGGCTGAAACAGGGTTCTCGCCTCCCTGTCGAGCTTTCGGTACGGGGCGATCATCTCCCCGGTCGCGTCGTTCGTCCACACTTGCAACCGAAGGAGACGCTCGGGTGTCTCTTGGAGCGACTGGCAGAGAGGGTGGTCCCCGGAGAAGTTGTGGAGAACGTAATCCACGTTGGGCACGTAGGGAATGTGTTGCCCATAGATGTCGGCTGAGATGACCGTGTCTCCGGCCTGAATGGTGTCGAGAGGGTCTGGTGCGTCGGGCAACCACCTGACGGTGACCCCCATTTTCCGGGCGGCGTTCACGAAGCCGAAGTGGATCCAGCGATGGCTTTCAGCCCCCCTGGTCCCGCCCCACACGATCAACCTGTCCATGGCGTCACCCCCGATCGTCTAAAGAGATCCTCGGCGCGAGCAATAAACGTGCGGAGAGGGAGATCGCATTCGTCTTCCGCAAACGGGAGAGCCTCCACCAGCCCCTGCTGGAGTTCCCAGATGATGTCGATCAGGTCGTCTTCACGCTCCTTCGCTTGCGCCCGAGTTTGTTCGAGCTCGGTCGTGAGTCTCAATCGTGTCTGGTGTTCCCTCTCAGCGTTCTCCAACCGCTCTGACTCGTAACTTGTTACGAGGTTTCTCATCTGTTGACGAAGATCATTCACGCGAAGCAGAGAGGGAGCTCGACATGGGCAGCGTTGATCCCCTCATGCTCGGGGAGAACAAGTCGTTTTCCTTCCATGTACTCCCTGTTGAGAGTGGTTGTGAGGACTGGGTGCGTTTCGCCGTTACGGTTCGGAAACCCGTCCTGAACAACGTTGATGGGGACACCGGTGATTAGGCTTCTCTCGTAGGACGCCATCATCGGATGAGTGTCATCACGCCCGAAGCATCGGTTTGTGAACGTGTCCTCAAGCCTGTTGGGCCCGGTGTAGTCCCGGCCTGCGAGTAGCTCTATCACTTGGTGGCGCCGGAACACGTGCCCGTCGAGGGAGCCCGGGTAACCCCAGTCGCCCATCGCGTTCGGCCACGACCACATGATCGTGTCGCGGAACCGCTCATGAATGATCGGCTGTTGCTGCTCGCAATCGTGCGGGTAACAGAACGTGGTGTTGTATCCAAGCCTGAGACTGAAACAGAGAATCTCCGGTGACTCTTGCAAAAGAACCTGTGGGGCCGGGTAGTCGTTGTATTCGCGCATGACGATGTCGTCGTCGCAGAGAAAGGAGACGAACGGCTCACTCGTTTTGTCGAGCATGTCTCCCACCTGTGTTTGGAAGCTGTGCTCATACCGGAACCCAACCTCCGTCCATTCGTTGATGAGCTGCTGGTATCCGTGCATGTAGTCGCTGTTGGTGGCGACCCAAAGCACCTCGATGCTGCTGAACAGCTTGGGTGCGCGCTCACGGATTGATCGGAGCAGCAGGTCCAGTTGTGCCGCGCGGTTGCGGCTGAACACGATCGCGCTGATCAAGGAGAACCATCCTCTCGTGGAGCTCATGGATTTTCTGGTGGTGCGCTTCCATCTTCTGGAGCCAAGCTCGGCCTTTCCAGAAGTAGAGCGCAACACCGACCATAACGGACGCGAGGATGTTTGAATAGACCCCTCCGTCGGGCCAGTGGAACATGGTGTGCCAGAAGCTCATCGTTTGGGGCGTTCCCACCCAACCATGGCAGCGAGGCGCTCGTGGGTTGTTGGTGGGAGCAGGTAGTTGTCGAGGATCTCCTCGATCTCCGAGAGGAGAGCACGGAAAGCAACGGAAGCCTCCGTGTCCTCGAAGGGGAGGTTCCCGTCGAGGCGAGCGAGCTCATCAGCGACGCTCACCCGGGTAGTGCTTCCTGGTCCCATTCGATCAGGTCGTGCTCCCAGAGCTTCCGAACGACCCCGTTGTGCATGACCTCGAACACTCGCTCGGGCGGGAGAGCCGGGTTCAGCTTGTCGAGCGTTTTCACGACGTCACGGGGGTTCGCGAGGATAGTGGTCCCGTCGCGAAGCTTAAACCGGTATCGGTAGTCAGGCTGCGGGAACCGCATCGGGTTGGATAATCGCAATGGTTTCGGACGCCCACACCGGTTCACCGAGTTCCGAGTACAGGGCTTGAGCGTAGTCGAGATCACCGGAGTAGTGGTGTCCGAACCTGGCTTGCGTCCACGGGGCGAAGATCATGGGGGTACCGATGTTCCCCCACCGGATCTGGTGACTGTTTGGGAGGGTGAGCCCAGAGGCTGGGTGGCCGGCGCCGAAGTGCATCCGGAAGATCGTCCACGGGTCTCCCATGTGATCGCGCATCGCCGGGATCGCCCCGAGTGCCGCAATGTCGTCATCGTCGATCGTCCACACATGTGTGGTCTCGACATGGTGTTCTAATGCCTTGTTCCTTAAGGGGTGGCCCCAGTGTCCGAGAGGTTCTTTCCGCTCCAGGTACCTGACCCCTGTGTTGGTACCAAGAGCGAAGGAGCTCGCAACGTTCCGAGCGCTGTGGCTTGGTCCGTCCGCGAGCACGATCACGTCGTCGGCTGCCGTAAGGTCATAGATGAACGAGCGAATCGTGTCAGCGAGGGCCACCCGTCCGATGGTGGGGATGATCACAGTGATTCCCTCGCGCAAGCTCACCTTGTGGGAACTTTCATCATCACGGTCGGGTCAGCGCCCTCCTGGAGTTGCTTGCGAGGGTTTAGATGCTCAACAGGGGGAAGATGGACGTGTGGCTGCTCACCGCGCGCAGCGAGTATATGCCGCATGAGAACCACGTCCTGCTGCTGCCACCCGACACGAGAGGACTGGACGTAGTGCATCGCGTCCTGATGACGTTCAAGGATGGGTGCACGGAACCATGTGCATCCGAGGGCGGGCCCGACGTTGGTAAGCCACGAGTACGGGTAGCAACCGTAGTCGCATCCACAGGACTGGACGGCTTCGACAACGTCCTCCCGGATCACGATGTCGGGTTCGACGATCCAGAAGTCCTCACCGACAGCCCAGTAGGCGGTGAGGATACGCGTGTAGTGGGTGGGATCTCGTTTATCGATCAGGTGGGTGTGCCATTCGCCCGACCAGTGCCGCTCGATTGACTGTTTCGTGTCGATGTGAATGACACCGGTGTGGCAGGTGACGATCTTCACCCGCCGCCAGACCACCGGTTAGAACCAGCCCCGCCACCGCCGATCACGACAGGAAGAGCTGCCTGTGGCAGGTCCTGGTCTTTCTGCTCGGAAAGAACCGGGTTCTTGGGTTTCGTGTGGATCCTCCACGCCTCCGCCCCGTCCACGTCTGAGTGCCAGGGGGTTCCGTCGGCGGGGAGCGCAACCGGATCCATTTTTGCTGTTCTCCGCCACGGCATCCGTTTCACGGCGAGCGCCAATGCCATCGCGAGGTCGTCGGATCCGGACGGGACCTCGTAGCGGACACCCTTGATGCTGTAGGTGAACTCGAACGATTCGAGCTCCTCGCGGAGGGAGCCTTTCCCGTCGCTTGTCCGTAGGTCGGGAAAACGGATGCTTCCCTCCTGAATCGCGAGCGCTAGTCCTTCGAGGAGATCCTGCCGGCTCCGATCGGTAAACGTGTAGCCGAGGACGCGCATGTCACCGCGGCGCTGGAGGTCCTCAACGAGGGCATCGCCGGTGCCGGTCGAGTCGATCAGGCACATGGTCCGTTTCACCCGTTTCGTGACTTCGGTCATGGTTTCTCGGTGCGGCTTGCGGAACCGATCAACGTGGGTGGCGTTCCCTTTCCTGTCCAAGCAGACGATCGCGGTCCAGTCACGTGACTCAGCGTCACCAACTTTCTCGATGTTGATCGCTCCGCGCCCCGCAAGGTCGACGCCGGCAGCGAGAGCCATTTCCTCTGAGTAACCTGTTACGCCCTCGCAGCAGGAGGCGATCGCCGCGATTCCGAACGGGTTGGTGCCGTCGTCGAGCGCTTCCGCCATGTACAGCTGCCGGAACACTTCCTCCTGTCCGAGGCGGTCGAAGTCCCGTTTCGCGGATTCGATCTCGCCACGGTCGAGAACACCAGCCTGAACAGCGTCCCAAGCTGTAAGACGGTGAAACGCCATGTTGTCGGCGCCGGATTCAGCGAGACGGGAAAGGCGGTAAAACCAGTTTTTGCGCCCTCGCACGTTCCCGATGATCCTTACGGGCCCCTGTGTGTAGGTGAGGGTGGAACGAACAGCGTGCCATGATTCCTCGCGCATGCGGGAGGCTTCGTCGAGAACAGCCCCGTACACATCCTCGCCGTAAAGGTCGTCAGGGCGCTCCCCGGATTTGAACCAGATGCGGGTCCCGTTCGGCATGGTGATGTACATGCTCGACTGGTTGCGTTTGCACATCGTTTTGATGGGTGTGACCATCGCCCAGCAGCGACGGAACGCGATCTCCGCCTGCCCGAACACGGGGGCAACCCACCAGTAGTTCCAACCCGACCGTCCTTTCAGTGACTGCTCGACGATCCAGGCGAGACACCCAACGGTTTTCCCGGCTTTGGTGGACGCCTCAATGCAGCTGATCCGGTTTTCGTCGTAGATCGCCGCGCGCTGTTTCGGGTAGAGGGGAGCACCTTCGAAACGGATGGTGCGGGCCACGCGCGGGAGCGTAGCACGCCCTAGACACTCCTACCCGTTGGTTGGTATACTTATAGTGTGGGTTGATGGGCATGGTGCCTCGGGAGATCCGGGGACGGGCCGTCGGGTGCTCGTTGAAACAAACCTCACCCACACGTAACTTGTTACGGAATCTATGAGAGGAGGGCCATGAGCGCAGCCGACCCGCATACCACTACTTCGCTGAGCGCCCGTGGGCTGCTTCTGCGAATCCACCGCGACGATCAGGGTCAGGGCTTCATCGCTGCCGACGTAACAGGACTGCGATACGGCTTCGGAGACTCTCTACGCGAGGCGGTCAATGCGTGGGTCGATCAGTTGGACGACATTCTCGAGATGCCGGAGTCGGAGTTGGGCGAGCCGTTGCGGTCAGAAGTCGCGGCGTACAGAAGGGCGCTGGCGTGAGCGCAGCCGACCACGAGGCAGCTATCCGCGAGGCGCTCGGCACAGCTAACGACGATTGCGAGCCAATCGACACGCCGTTGTACGTGGCCGCCCTCGCCGCTCTTGACGCCCTGGTGGGGCTGCTACAGCAGGCCGAGCAGGCGGCGGGGGCGGAGGCGCAGTTGGCGGACGAGTCGCAGCGGTTCGCACGAGAGCAGCGGGCGCGGGCTGAGCGGGCCGAGCAGGACGCAGTGAAGTGGCAGGAGTACGGGCTAAAGATGAGCGACACGGCGGGCGTGCTCGAAGAAGCACTCCGCGAGATCGCCGAGCTTGATTACGACCGGCACGGGCTACGGCAAGTCGCCGATGCTGCGTACGAGATAGCGCGGGCGGCGCTTGCCGCTGCTGCTGCCCCGCCCGAGGCGGAAGGTCTTGGCGGCATCGCGCCGTTCCTACCGATGGTTGTCGATATGGCGGCCCCGCCCAAGGAGGTGAGCGAGCCGCCAGCCGAAGTCTCTGGACGCGACGACCAGCGCGTTGGTCAACCAGACAAAGTAAGCGGCGGCTCGCTGACTTCCCCGGCTGCTGCCCCGCCGAGCGAGACGCCATGAAGTGTTGTTCGTAACACGTTACGTCTAGCGAGAGGAGATGTTCGAATGGATCCAATGTTGGAAGTGAGGGTGTTGGAGGCCGCGGTCGCCTGGTTCGAGGAGGACGAGTCCCATTACACCCCGGAGGTGTATCTACGGACGGAGAGCGGGGACGAGACGCCGGGTCGCGAGGTGGTGGCGGCGTGCGCGATCGGCGGGGTGGAGCAGGCGGTGTGGATGGTGACCGGGAAGAGCGTGATCGCGGAGCGCTCACGGCTCGCGTACATCGGCAAGGGCGGGGAGGAGCGCCAGACCCCGGGGGACGCGGACACGCTAAACGAGCAGCACGAGGTGTACTGGCGGGTGATGCGCCGGCTGAACCTGGAAGCGGTCTCGCAGAGGAAGGAAGGGGTGTTCGCTGAGTTCGAGGATGAGGGTTACGAGATCAACGACGTGGAGGACGTGACGGAGCTCGGGGACCATTCGCGCGAGCTGATGCTGGACGTGTTCCGAGCGGCGCTTGCGCAGGCAAAGGCCGCAACAAGAAACCTGGTGTCGGCGTGAGAACCTATTACGCGACCGGTGAGGCGTCGGGGTTCAGCCTCGGCTTGTTCGGGACCCTGGTGTTCGGCCCGTTTCTGCTTCTCGGCTGGTTGTTCACGCTGCCGTTCCGGTTGGGGCGGAGCAGGGAGCTTCCGGTGCTGGTGGTTGATCACCGCTATCAGCGGGAGATCGATCCGGCGCAGCTGGAGTTCTGGCGGGAGTACTTCGAGCGGGAGGGACGGTGATGGCTAAAAAACGGATCTTGGAGTTCGTGCGTGAGCGCGGCAACCGTGTGGTGTCCGGGAACGGCGGGCGGGGGATGTGGGCTTTCATTGGGGCCGCGGACGGCTACCGGTTGGACGTTGTTCCGGAAGCGACACCGCTCGTGGGGTTCCGGGCGTGGTCGTGTGACACGAACGGCACGTTGAAGGCGGTGACGATGCATTGGCCGTGGGACCGTGACGGAAGACCGGCGTCGTGTATGAGCGTTCAGACCCGCCATCGAATGAAGAAGCTGCTTTACTCGTATTCAGGGGAACTGGAGGAGCTGGGGGAGCATGGTGAGTCGCCGTGCCCGGAGTGCGGTTGCGGGTTTTGGGCGTTCCGTGAGCCGATCATGGACCGGTATCAGCGTTCGATGTTGATGGACTGGGCCAGCCAGAACGGCCAGTTTTTCGTGACCGGTCAGGTGGAGCTGTGGGGACGGGTGGTGTCGCACTCGGACGGGTTCCGGGCGCAGTTCGCGCGCCCGGCGGGTGAGCTCACGATCGAGAAGGCCTCTAGTTACGTTAGTAACGTGGAGCAGTTCGTGGTGGATGCGTTGGAGCGGAGATACGGTTTGGTGGTGTCCACCAAGTTTTAGAGCTGTGGCGGCTGACCAGGGTTGAGCCTCAACCTCCTCCCCTGGTTTGCTTGGCTAGGCGTCCCCGAGGGTGGGCGTGCCACGAAAAACCCTCGCTAACCGTAACGTGTTACGACTGAAAGGATGTGGTGTTCGATGGAGATTGGTGTTCCTGAACGTGAGATTGACGCGCAGCCGGCGGAGGAGCCGGTGCCGTCGCGTGAACCGGTCCCGGAGGAAACCCCGGCGGAGGTTCCCGGTGAGCCAGTGGGGGTCTAGGAAACATCAGGAGGAGGAGCGGCGGAAAGCGTTGGAGCAGCGCGCTCGGCAGCTGGAGGAGTACAGGAAGAAGTTCATGGCGATGAAAATCCCGAGCCAGCCCTGGTCCTGGCAGGGCGGGTATTGGATATTGAGCGGGGGGGGTGGTGGTGGTGGTGGTGGTGGGCAGGGCGGTGGCGCGGCCTCGATCGTTAAGGCGTCTCTCGAGATGACGACCGCTCCGTTGCCGGAGCTCCCGTTGGTGTTCCAGACGGAGGTGGTGGTTGGGTGGAGGGCGTGGCACACCGGCTCGTTTTTGTCGAGGCACGGCGTGGAGACGACGGTGCTGATCCCGGTCGCTCCGGGCCACCGGATGCCGTTCTTCTACCCGCCGTTCCGTCGTTTCGAGGCGCTCTGCACGACCTCGCGTCATGAGGCACCGTTCCGGTCGTGCGCGTGCGGGGTGTGGGCGTTGAAGAACGAGGGTGATGTTTCCGCGGGAGCCGGGCACTATGGGCCGGAGGCGTGGGGCGAGGTGTCGTTGTGGGGACGCGTCCTGGAAACGAAGCTCGGTTACAGAGCGCAGTTCGCGTACCCGAAGTCTTTGCGGTGCGCGACCCCGGGGCTCGCTGAGGCGCTCAGTGCCACGTACGGGGTTCCGGCGGTTCACGACCGGAGCATCAACGAGATTTTCGATCGACCGGAGGGAGATGAATGAGCTCAGCACTGACATACGGTGAGATGAGGTCGGAGGAGGAGCAGGCGGTTGACCGCGTCGTGTTGGCGCGGGTCCGGAAGGGGATCGAGCTTCTGAAGGAGAAGCACGGGGACGACTGGGTGGAGAAGATCGACCTGCGGAAACTGAAGCTTTCGAACAGCTCGTGTTGCGTGCTCGGGCAACTGTACGGGAAGTATGAGAACGGCTGCTACCAGATCTGGGGCCGGGGCACGTCCCGCAGTGATCAGCCGGTCGAGCATGGGTTCATGGCTCACGACTGGAGGATGTACAACCAAGAGTCGTGGCTGGAGCTGCAACGGGCGTGGGTGCAGGAGCTCCGTGAGATCGTGGGATCACGGTGAGCGTCTGGACGCTCGTCCTCATCTACCTGGCGGGCGCCGCAACCGTGATCGCCGTCCAGTACGCCCGGCACCGCCCGTAACACGTTACGTCAACGGAAAAGAGGTGGGGCGTGGAAGTGAGGTTCACGGAAACAGTCGATGAGCGGATGCCAACGTTCATCGGTGAGTACGACACCGACCTCGACATCAACGGTAAAACCGTCAAGGTCAGCGGGGAGATAGCACGGGTCGGGAGCGGGGAAGCGTTCCTGCACAGCCTCACGATCGACTGTCAGGAAGGCATCACCGACCAGGAGCTCGCCGCGCTCCCCATCGAGGAGATCTCCAAGCTCGCCAAAACACACTTCAAACCCACGTAACAAGTTACGCCCGAAATCCGCGACGGGCGTAAACACGGAGGGCCCCGAAAGGGGCCCTCTTTTTTGTGCCCTAAATCAGTACGGGTGCGCGCACTCCCCCAGCTCGTACGCGTGAAACCGCCATCTCGCGTAATCCTCCGCGCGTTTCACCGCAGCAGCCCGTAACGCGTTACGTTCCCGCTCCGTCGGCGGTCGCAGCCCTTTCCCGTCCATGTCCATCATTCCGGGCGGCTCCAAAACATGGAGGCGAGCTCTTCTCAAGCACTCCTCCAACGGGGTCGGGTGCTCACGCATACGTCGACCCTCCGCACCCATTGCACAGCACACCAGGTCGGTGCAGATCAGCGTCCAAACACGCTCGATCGAACACCCTCGGAGGCACCGCCGGCCCGCCGACCAAAAGACCCTCCTGCAATCTCGGTAGAAGCTCCTCCGCGATCCGAGCGGCCATCACTCTCGACGAACGAGACGAAACAGCCTCGTCCACCGCGACCTTCAAAAATCCGGTCAAACTCATTCCTCTCGTATGGGCCGCGTCCCTCCATCTCGCGTTCTCGCTCTCAGACAAACGCACCGTCACCCTGTGTACAGCATTGTTCGTTTCCATGAGCAGCATTGTACCACCAAGAGAGCAGCATTGTTCGTACGAGAACATTTCCAGGGGGACGCAAAAATAGTAGGCGCGAGTCGCGCGAGCACGGGGCCACCTTGGCGCGTAATCCGTGGGTAGGCGCGGGGTCGGATCCGGGGTGGAGGCGGCTCAGCGTGGCTCACGCGGGCACGCACGGGGCATCGGGTGGCAGGGTGCCGGGCGCGGGAACGGGGGTTGGGTAGTCGCGCGGTGACCTAGACCTTTGGGGGGGGAATACCTAGACCTTTGGGGGGGGCGTAACGGGGTGACGGCAGGCATTCTGTGTAGGCGCAACGGTTTCCATAGGGGTTGCGTGGGTGGCCCGGGCGGGCGCGAGCTATAGCCCGGATCGGGTCGCATCACAATCGGCGATAGGCTCCGCAGCCTCGACAACGGCTCGGGCAGGTCGTGCGCCGAACGGACAGTAGACGGCCATCCTGCGAGGGATAGCAAGAGTCTACCTACGGCCCTTCTCTGAGGGGTTATATGCCGAACCCTTGCGCGGTTGCCTATCGTGCGCTCCGAGGACCCTGAGTAGCGGCGTCCATGACTCCAGCTAGGTGCGTAACGGCGAAACGCTTGGGCATAAGGCTAGGTACTGCGCTTCGTCAAGCGGTCGGCTGCCCTCATTGGCTACCCGGTCATGTTGACTGAATCCCGGGCTGATAGTTGCCACCGGGATGGCGCACCATACGCACACCCTCTCTCCGATCTCTCACAAGCTGACCTGGCTACCGGCCGGAGTCCACGGCAGATCGTTGAGCGAGAAGGACGTGACGCAGGTGTGGCGGCTGACCGCTGGCCGAAGCGCAGTACCTGAGGCTACTTCCTGATCGAGCAGCGCGGGAAGGAGACACCATGTCTGCATCCCTGATCGCGCTCATAACGATCGTGTCCGCCCTCGTGCTTGGCTTCGTCCCGGTCTACTGGGTCGCGAGAGCACAGAAGCGCGCAGCACGTATCAAGCTGATCCGGTCGTACACCGAGCGGTGATGGACAACGTCGAACGTCATCTACGTGACGCGGTGACCAGCGCCGACCGAGCCCTCGATCTCTACCGCCGCCAGGAATGGGAACGTGCTAACGCTCCACGCCTGCGACGGGAACGGATGGAAGCGAACTACCGCGAGCTCTACTGGCATCTCAACGAGCTCCAGGTCATCGAGTCCAGCCCTGAGATCGACCACCAGATCCGCCGCATCACCTGCAACATGCGGGTACTCGTGCACCGGCTCGGCTACACCCCATCCACCTAACCCTGCTACCTGCGCTGCTGGCTCAGGGAGTAGCCTCGAACCGGGAACGGGTTTGACTCTCCTACGTCACGAGTGCGACAATGTACTTATGACTAGACGAGAACAACCTAGTCCCATCTGGTGATGGGTTGCGTACCTAGCGTGGGTACCGCGTCCCTGGGTTTTCCACCAATCAGATCCCGACACCGTAACGGCGAAACGCCCGACACGGTAGAGGTCAGAGAAACGGAGAACCCATGAACGCTTCAACCACCGTAGTGGACCCGTTCGAAGCTCTCGGCATCGACACGTCCGAGATCGACGACGGAACCCAGGTGCTGAACCTGGAGGCGGCTGCCGAGGAGATCGGCATCCTCTCCAAGACCTTCAAGTCCCTCTCTGCCACGCTGAAGAAGGCTGGCAAGGAGAACAAGACGGTCGCGTACCACCTGCTCAAGTTGGCGATGAACGTCGTCAACGCTGCCGGATACCCCGTCATGTCGATGGAGACCGGCAAGGCATCGGAGTACGTCAAGCGGGTCAGCGCCGCGCTCTACGACACCTACTTCCCCATCCCGTCCGGCGAGAACGTGTCGGACGCGGAGAAGGCAGAGGCACGCAAGATGCGCAGCAACAGCCTCACCGCCGTCCGCCTCTGGTGGGGCGGTCGGAAGGGCGTCGGCGGGATGCGGGAATGCTTCGCCACCGCATACGTCATGGACAACATCGGGAACTACAAGCTTCACGCAGACGACCTCCAGTCCCTGCAGAAGCCCGGTTTCCTGAAGTGGTCCGACCCCGACCCCGACTTCCCCGACCTGTTCTACCTGAAGACCGTGCCTCAGTTCCTCAAGGCGCCCATCGCGGAGCTCTACAAGCAGTCCGGCCTCGATGTGCCCGAGAAGTTCGGCGGTCCGAAGAAGGGCGGCAACGACAAGGACACCAAGTCGAAGAAGGTCACGGCGACCCAGTTCCAGACCACCGTCGCCGAAGGCATCGTCCGCTTCAACCCGCTCGTCATCGAGCAGTCCATCGAAGCGGCAGTCAAGGCCGGAGTTCGGCAGGTCCTGTCCGTCGGCGGCGAGATCGAGGGCCGCGAGGAGATCCGCGTGCTCAACGCCGCGATCATCAAGACCCTCGAGCTGTACCAGGCGCACCTCGACTCGAAGATCACGCCCGAGCAGCGCGAGCAGCTCGACGCGATCGTCGCGGTGCCCGACATCATGGCCGTCCTCAAGGACGAGGTCGAGCCCAAGGTCAAGACCACGGAGAAGGTCGCCGCCTAACCAGCCCGGCCGCTCCAACCCAGGGTCGCGGCCCGCGCTAGCTACGCAACTCGTCACCAGACGACACCGTAACGCCGAAACGGAGGTCTAACCCCGATGCTGCAAGCACGCATCAAGGCGACCAACGACGAGACCAGCGAAACCCTCACCGTCGAGATCTACATCGGCGGGCGGAAAATCGCCGAACTCATCTCCGCGCACTGCTACGGAGACGACGACGTCACCGTCGATGCTCTCGCCTACGGTTTGGACGGGAAACCATTCGCCGAGGAGAACTTCCTCGCCCCGAAAGAACCACTCCCCGTCACCTAACCACCTAGCCCGCGCAGCATGCTGCGCGGGCTAACCCGTCGCCGTAACCGCGTTACGCTCCACCACTAGAAAAGGAGATCAGCCGTGATAGAACCGGCATCAGTCCGGCAAGCGGCCGAGAACCTCATCGTGCAGCACGGGCTCACAGGCTGGACGTTCGAGTGGGACGACACACTCACCACCGTCGGACGGTGCTTCCACAAGCGGAAGCAGATCACCGTCTCCCACCATTTCCTCGACAGCCCCGTGAAAGTCATCGCGAACACGCTGCTCCACGAGGTGTCACACGCGATCGCCGGACCAAACCACGGTCACGACGACCACTGGTACCGGATCGCGCTCAAACTCGGCTGCACCGGCACAACCTGCGCCGAAGGCGCCGTGCGCTCAGGTGACAAGCGTTACCTGCTCACCTGCCGCACCTGTAAGCGCACCTGGAAGCGTCACAAGCTCACCTACCGCTTCCCGCTCTGCCCGTACTGCAAGAAGATGCTCCACATCCACGACAACCACGCGTAACGAGTTACGCGTTCTAGAAGGAGAAACACCGTGACCGGCGAACGCCGCTACCGGATCATCGTCATGACCCCGTGGTTTGCACCACCAGGGGACAACGTGATGGTGATCCGCACCGCAGACGAGACCCAGGTAGTCGCGACCAGCTGCAACGCGCTGTGCGACTACCTGAAAGCCAACTTCCATCCGCTCCACGAGTGGAAGTTCGAGTACCTGAGCCCCAGCCCGCAGATCGGCTGGCAGCCCATGACACGCTTCGCGTTCGAGAACGAGATGAAACGCGAACGCAGAGAGGACATCCTGAGCCGGCTCAGGCGCTGAACTGCAACACCCGACAAAGACCCCGCTCACCACGGGGTCTTTTTTTATGCCCAGAAGCTCACAGCGCGGCGCGTGACGCACCGCAACCCCGTTACGCGAACACCACGTTGGGTTCTGCGTCCTGCGGGCTTACAGCGCGTCACGCTTAAGCGAATCTAGGTTGTCAAGGATCGGGCTAGCGAAGACGACCGAACAACCAGAACAGACCGATCACGATGAAAATCACGAGAGCGATCACTTCCAACGTGCCCGTGCTTATGTGCAAACCACCAGCGAGGATGTTCGCGAGAGTATTCATGCGCTCTTCTTACCCCTCTCCTGTTCGTCGCGAAACAGTGGGTGCTCAACCAACACAGGCTTACGCGCCATCCGCTTCGGATGAATCGGCGTTGGTGAACCCTTCCGGTCTGGGCGCTCTCTCGCAACAAGCAACGAGAGCCCGTGCAAATCGTTCGGGTCCTTCTTCTGCGACTGCATCGTGTACGTCAACCCACGATGCTTCGCCATCTCCGCAAGCCTGTCAAGAAGCTCGTCCAGCTCGATGTTCTGCTCACGCTTAATCTCCGTGAGCACGAGCTCCGTCACGATCCTCAACTGCCTGTTGCTGAGCCGTAAACCCATGCTCAAAGCATATCGGATTTTCCCCTCGCGCGCACGAGGGGAGCCCTAGCCATTCCTACCCAGAAGGGGGTATACTTGTAGTAGGGAGTAGCTCGTGGGCATTGAGGGCAGCTCCCTTTCCAACGGCGAACCTGCACGGCGGCGGGAAACCTTGTCCGGGTCCCGCCGCCGTTCGCCGTAACCAGTTACGCAACCTAGAAGAAGGAGACCAAATGGCCACCCATCAGGCAGCCAAAGTCATCGACGAATACGTCCGCGAACGCAAGGAACCCTACCCGTCCGAGGGACGCGGGCCCTACCTCCACGTCGAGATCGAAGCGGACTACGACGAGCGCCTTACCGGAGAGCAGAAAACCGAGATTCTCCTGCAGATCTCCCACTGGATGCAGGAAGCTGTCGCGATCCTCAGCTTCGACAAGGCAACCGCCGTCACCAACAAGGTGCGCAACCAGGTACCCGGACAGCGATGGCGCAACATGACACCCGAGCAGCGCGAGAAGGTGTCCACACTGAGCGACGACATGGACCAGTCATGATCACACCAGCTGATCTGAAACTCGCCCGTGAGTACGACATCGAGCTCTCCGACAACGTGACGGGCGCCGGCGGACTCACGCTCCGAAACGCGATGTACTGCGGGCCCGCCAACTTCGGCACGATGCGTTTCGACGCGGACGACGGCAACACCTACTGGCTCCTGCCGAAGGAGATCAAGAGTGTGCGCGGGAAAAACGATGCCGCGTGAGGGGCGGCACCACAGGTTGTTTCTACATCGTCATCAGGCGTTTACCGGACGGCGTTGTCGAGCATAAACGCTGGCCGATGGTAGACCCGCATGACCCCGGCACGTGTATGTCAGCACGGATGAGCGCAAAAGCAGTAAGCGGGGAAGTATGGATGGTGACACCCGCTATTTGCGCACCGCTGCCGTAACTTGTTACGCTTCACTCCTAAGAAAGCGAGAACGAAATGTCTACGACACTTATCAAGCAGTCGGATGAAGAGCTGATCGAGCTCATCACCGAGCACATTCGCAACTGGAACCTCCTGCTCGAAGAGGCGTTCCTGGTTGAGGATGAGGCAACGATCGAGCAGATCCAGGCTCGGCTGCGCGAAGATCGCGAACAGCTTGCGGCGCTTCGGCGCGCATAGAAGGTAAGCCTCGTAGCTCAACGGAAGAGTAACGGCCCAATGAGGGAGATCCCGGTTCAACTCCGGGCGAGGCTTTAGCCAGCCCGCCCCGCCTAAGCAGCTCGCGGGCTGGCTTATTCAGCAGTCGATACCTAGAAAAGGAGACTCACGTTATGTCCACCATCCCCCAGGTGGCTTTCACAGCACCCATCAAGATCGACAAAGAACAGGTGTGGAACGAGTTCTTGTCAGAGCTTCTCTCGCACCAGTTGCACCGCGTCCTTCACAACGAGCTCGAACTGCATGACGCATACATCTCGGGCGAACGTCAGCTGATGGACATTTTCGCGTCCGTCGCTGAAGAGGACGACGACCCGCCACAGCTGTTCGACAGCTTCAGCTAAAAACCACGATCAGGCCCGCATCATGCGGGCTTTGGTCGTTACGGGAGAAACCATGAGGAAGCTCTACTGCTACGACGGTCCCCGAGGGACAGACCCGCACGCCATCATCATCGAGCTGAACGACCCCGACGCGTTGCGATGGGAACAAGCAAAAGAACACAGGGTCTCAGTTGTTGTCACGGATCAGGCAACACACAAGTACTGGATTGTTTCATCAGCACCATGCGGAGCGTCGTGTCATTGCGCCGCGATGGCCGTCAGATATTCAACGTAACTTGTTACGGAGAAAGGAGAAAAGTGAGCACGTTCACGACTAGACGCACGGTCAAGAAGTGCACCACCCCGGCGGAGGTGATCCACGAGTGCCTCCTCGACATCCGCGACGGGCTCTGGGTTTGCGGGACCCTCAGCAAGAACAACACCACGTGCACCCATGTGGAGAAGCCGCTCGGTTGCGCGGTTGGGATGGTCGGGATCAACACCGGCCATTGCGAGTGGGAACTGCTCCGCAACGACACCTTCCAGTTCCTTATCAAGGAAACATGGGAGAACGAGGACGGCTACATGTGGGATGACCCTCTTGCGAAGAAGTGCATCGAGATTCTCGCAGAGGCTTCGCTCACGATCAGCGACTGGCATCGCGAGAACTACGTCGACAGCATGGACCTGTGGGTCTACGACAACGACGGCAATACCAACATCCCGTCTCTCGAAAAGATCGTTGCGTACATGCTGGAGAGTGACCCGCAGGACTGCGTGATCACCTACAACGACGGCAACATCGATCGCGAGCAGGCGACGGCGTGGTTCCAGCTAGCCCTCGAAATGGCGCAATCGGGGCGATGAGCAGCGAACGCGTTTGGGACGTCCACGCGCCGAACGTCGAGCCGCGCGAATGCAAGTACTGCGGACTGATCTTCTACCCGGAGAAACCGCAGTTCCTGTACTGCCCCGAGCATCGAGAATCGAAGTACGTCATGCGCGTAAGACACAGGGAGAGACTGCCGGCGCCGCGCAAGATGATCACTCGCACCTGCTTCTCCTGCAAGCAGAAGTTCACGTTCAAGAGCGGGAAGGGAACGGGGACGAGGGCCACGTGTGACGCGTGCCGCGAAGCAAAGAACATCGGTCATTCCGCCGTTATTTTCGCGCAGAACGAGGGGATGAGCATGTTCGACCCGGACAGGGAGATGGCTCTCAAGGCGACCACCTGGGACAGTGAGTACGCGCGCATAGAGGGTGAGTTTCTCGTAGAGGAGCAGGACGTTCTTCAATACCTGGAGGCGAACGAGATCGTGTACGGGCGCAGCATCACCGAGCACCATCAGAGCCTGCGGGTGCTCGATCGGTTGGAGCTCGCAATCGAGCGTGTCAACCCGAAAAAGGTCGAGGAAATGAGGTTCTGGGCCCGTCATGCGCTCAGAGAACACAAACCGCAGCAAACGGTCGAGTCGGTTTGGTCTGAGCCAGCGCGCTCAGCGAAAGAACAGTGGGTTATCAACTTCATCAACAAGAAGAGGAGCGGGTGGTGATACGCCTCGGAATCATTCTTGTGTTCCTGATCGTGTTCTTCTTCATGTTCCGCTGGTTCTACCGTAACGTCGTTACACCCGCTCTTCACGACAGACACCAGAAGAGCGTTCAGGAGATCGAGAAGGAAAACAGCGAGCTCGACGAAGCTCTTGCTCGCATGCATACCGAAAAATCAACGTTCGCTAAGGAAAAGGAGAAATAGAATGCTCTGGCTCATCCTCACCATCATCTTCGGTGTCATTGGCATAGGTGCTCTCGTCGTCGGTATGGGCAGCGCAGGTAGAGACAGGCCGGGGCCGTACGCTGTCTCAGCTCTCTGCGGCGTCGCCTGGTTCATCCTCACGCTCTTCCTCTGCATCCACACAGTCGGGCAGACCCAGGTCGGGGTCGTCTACAACTTCTCCGGCACGATCGCCGGAAAGAGGTCGCCGGGTGTTGTCTGGACGATGCCGTGGCAGCACATCAAGACGGAGAGCGTCGCGGTCACGAAGGAGCAGTTCGTCTTCGATCAACAGAACTCGGCGGTCTCGAAAGACCAGCAGCCGATCACCGCAACGATCGTCGTCAACTACCAGGTCTCTCCACAGGACGTGATCGACCTGTTCAAAACAGTGGGGACGAACTGGCAGGCGACGCTGCTCGACGGCCGCGTGCCGCAGGACTTCAAGGAAACGACCGCGCTGTTCACCTCTCCGCAGATCACGCTCAACCGTTCTCTGCTACACGACGACGTGGTTAAACGTTTGAAGACGGAGATGTGCCCGAACACAACGGCGAAACCGTGGTGCGTGAGCATCGTCGATGTGTTCATCTCGAACGTTGGCTACTCGCAGGCGTACACGAACGCGATCGAGCAGAAGCAGGTCCAGGTGCAGCAGGCCGAGCAGGCGCAGGCGAAAGTCGCTCAGTCGCGTGCTGAAGCCGAGCAGAACGTCGCGATCGCTCGCGGCAAGGCAGAGGCTGTTGTGCTCGCCGCGAAGGCTCAGGCGCAGTCTCTCGCGCTTAAGGGCAAGGCGCTGCGTGACAACCCGCAGATCCTGCAACTGGAAGCGATCGACAAGATCAACCCGAACGCGACGATCATCTGCCAGAGCAAGTGCCCGTCGTTCATCACCGCGGCCGGCAAGTAGTCCGTAACTAGTTACGCTCTAAGAGAGGAGAACATGACCGCTTTCGACAGCAACGACCCGGACGAACACGATGAGCCAACTAGGCGCGGGCTGCGCGTTCGTATCGCACCGAACCTCCCGTCCGCGGACGAGCACGCACAGCAGATGCTCAGGATGCAGGCACGGCATCAGGGCCAGCCGCCGATCATCCCCGCTCGTGATCAGGCGGTCGCGCCGACCGTGTGTGATGAGTGCGGCGAGCAGATGTGGGCTTCGATCATCTCGCGGAGAGACATCTGCTCGGTGTGCCGCGCAAAAGAGGAGACGACCCGGTCGACGATCCTCGGGCAGATCATGGACCGGTTTAGTTGACGAACGTTGCGGCGCACGAGAACATCGAGCGATCACTTGCGCGCGACCGGTGGTCGTTGACGGAGCGAGAGATAGAGATCATCGACCACGCCGCCAAAGGGCTCACGGCCGATGAGACAGGAATGTTGATGTTTCTATCAACGCCGACGGTGAAGTGGCATCGAAGGAACGCGACGGGGAAGCTTCGCGCCCGCAACCTCACGCACGCCGTATCACTGGCCCATCAACTCGGGATCATCTAATGAAGGGAGCTGTCGTGTTCTTCCTAGTCGTCTCGGCGATCGTCTTTCTTCTTGCGGCGTTCTGGTTTGTTGTGGCCTACGCGAAAGGAGGGAGTGATGAAGGAAGCGAACGGTGACCTGTGGGGAATGCGCGTCGACGCTGTATGCATCACCACAAACGGCGTCGTGGTTGGCAACGAGGCAGCGATGGGCGGCGGGTGCGCGCTCGAAGCACGACACATGTTCCCGGGTATCGCGCGAGAGCTCGGATCGCTGATCACAGCGCACGGAAACCATGTTTTCCATCTCGCCACTCCGCGTCACGGCTGGTACGACGGGGAGAACGGGGAAGAACACACAACAGAAGTGATCGCTTTCCCCGTTAAGCAACATTGGCGGCAAGCTGCCAACCTTGATCTGATCGAACAGTCCGCTGAGGAGCTGGTGAAACTCACCGAGGACTGGAGTTGGGAGTCGGTCGCGATCCCACGACCGGGGTGTGGTCTCGGTCGGCTCAAGTGGGAGGAAGTGAAACCACTGATCGAACCGATCCTGGACGACCGCTTCATCGTGGTGACGTTCTGATGGCCCGCCTGAACATCATCAACGGGGAGAAAACTACGGTCGAAGTGTTGCTATCTCGCCGGAACCTGCTCACGCTCCTGCAGAAACTCGAAATGCGTGGTTCGTACTGCGGGATCACGAACAACGACACGTTCGAGGACGGCGAGCCCACGACCGGCGTGGAGCTTGTCCTAATCGCCGAAGAGGATGAGCCACACTACGCCAGGAGAGAGCTAGGTCCCGGCGAGATGCACCCAACAACGGAGATGGTGATCCAGGCGCAAGGAGCGAAACCTCCGACGGAGATCATTCTTCGTCTTCCTTCTGTCCGCCAGGGTTGAGCTCCAACTTAAAGTTCAGCACCCCCTCGCCGTCGCCGGCGAACTCGATCCGAGTGGGAATGTGGTACCGCTCTGGCATCCGTCGTTCAAGCAACCACTCAAGGTGCTTGGTGTCGTACTCCTTGATCACACCGACCATCTCACCGCGCTGGAATACGGGGCGTTCGTTCGGCTCAACGGCCCTGCGCATTGCCTCGTATTCCAGAGCATCGTTCATCATGCGGTACGCCTGCTCCAACATCATTTTGAACGTGGGCTCTGCTTTCGCTCGCTCTTTGACGACGTTCTCGTGAATGCCTGCAACATCACAGGCCTTGCCGAGAATGCCGTATTCAGTCAGAAGAGCATCGAAGAACTTCTTCTCCCACGGTTCCGGCGAATAGCCGCCATCTTCGTAACTTGTTACGCTCATTTGTCGTGGTCGTATCGGAGGTACACCCCGTCGAGGTTCTGGAAGATCGTCAGCATCGAACCGCAGTTCGGGCAGGCGCTGTGACCAATGTCCTCCCGAGATGTAGAACGGACAGCTGGTTTCACTTCGAACTCACGACCGCGACGGTCCACACGAATCTCCGGCTCACGTACGAGCTGAACTGATTTCGACTTCCCTGCTGCAACGACCTGATCTGTTGACGGCTGGTACTCCT